CATCTGAAGGGATACCATTACGTCGAAAATGAGATGCTATACGTAGTAGTGTATGATTTCGTGAACCTTTTGTTGGTCCCTGATTGTATATTTTTTGTATACATGGAACAACATTACTTGGTTCATTAATCTTTTGCATACTCCTGACCTTGGGTACTTCTTTAACAATGTACTCTTCAAGAGATTTATCACCCCAAAGGTCATTGACCCCGAAGTTTAGTCTTCTATCTGATGCTATGCTAACGATGTTCGTAAAGTCAGTATATAGTTCATCTAAAGTAAGAGGAACCTTGTATAGCTCTGATTTAACATTCAAAGTATGTGGTAATCTAATGATTGATGTTCTTGTATAGACCGCTGGGTCTATTTCGAAACCTTCAAAGACGTTTAACATGGTAGCCTTAACAATAAAAGGCAGGTCAGGGCTTGGTGTAAAACCAAAACACTCTGCACTAATGTCTATGTGGTATCCCGTACCACTGTAGTATATAGCGTAGTTACCTGCCTTTAAACTCATTTCTTTATTAAGATATTCCACTATCATACGAGTATTTTGTAAAGTATACTCGTCGGAGTCTTGTCCACGGTCTATGTCAACAGGAACAGTACTAATGTATCTAGTACCTAGAAAATTCTTTATTGTACCATTGGCTTTAATAAAGACTACTGCTTCTTCATCGTATTGATATACACTATGATAGACAGCTTGTTCTTTCCCTTGTTCATAGACTATGTCCCAAACATCTTCAATAGGCACGAGAGTCCCCCTTTTGGAGGGACTCCCGATTGCCATTTCAACAAACACTAGAAACTTGTTGTTCCATCTATTGACCCACCGTTAGGTGGAGTAGTAGTTGTTGTCGCTCCCGGTTGCACCTCCTTGATAAGGTTCTTAGACTTCATAAAATTTATGTAGCCTTCGATATCCTTTTTACCCGCAGGTGTGTTTGGAGCTATCTTTGGAAAAACAGTCGTATATGTCTTAGAAGGGTCTTTACGACCTTGTTCTTTATACACATAAGCAATGTAATCCATTGACGGTTGAAGAGGATTGGTAACATGATTCTGGTTAAGGTGTCGGATTAAATCCAAGCTTTCACCTTCTTCATCTACCATCTCTCCTTGTACATTTGGTCCACCTTCAAAGCCGATGGTATCAAAGAGCCAATAAACTCTCTTTAACAATGTACAGGTTTTAATATTGCCACTTGGCTCTTTATCATAGGAACCCACAAGCTTCATTTCTTGAGGGTATTGTGAGTCCTTGATAGCGAGGGTTGCGACTAGATACACATCAGCCCAATCAAATCGGTCTGACCTGTCTTCCCAGTCTACAATCCCCATTTCTACAAAACCTAGAAACTTTGAACCGCCATCGCTGGCTTTTTCTAGGTCAGTTGGTCTAAAACGAGTTTGACTCATTTATTCCTCCTTGTATTTTAGGATTTCGTTAGATATAGCACTATACTCGAATGGGAGTACTTTTTGAGCTAATGGTTTTAGTCGGGAACCGACTACACGCTCATCGTACGCCTCAAAAGAGATATAATACTTGCCGTCCTCTTTAGATGCTGTAGTATAACCTATAACATCTGCTTTGGCGGCTAACGAGTATCCTAAGCCTCTAGGCAATTCTGGTCCTAATTGAACTTTGCCATCCTGTAACTGTGAAGTTTTAGAATGGCTTACTAGAATGAGGTTGCCCCCTTTCTTTTTAATAAGGTCTTGAAAGCGTTTTATGACATCTAGATTTTTACGTCTAGCTTTGCCCCAATCCGCTCCCCATTGACCTTCTCCCATAGCTGTGATACCTAGTTCATGAATAACGGATTGTTCAATCCAAGTATTCACTTCACCTATAGTATCAATAGCTATGGTGTCATACGGAAGTTTATCCCACTCTTTAGAAATCCAATTATACACTTCTATCATAGAGTAGACAGCGAGTGGCTTTCCCTTTTCTTTTCCAGAGCGTATATTGAATCCTCTTTCTTCAGGTGGAATTATTTCATTTGAAGGTTCCCCGTTCTTTACTACTTGTTTACCTTCGTGTAGTACGGGTCTCATAGGTGCATTTAAACCAGTTACAGTGACGACATTAGCGTCCTTGACAAAATCAGAACCTAAGTCTGTGTCAATTAACAATACTCCGTCAGCTCCTTTCGAGCTCCATCTACTTACAGCAGTGGTTTTTCCTGTTTTAGGCTGTCCTATAATTAGATATGTCAGTCCCGCTGGCATTTGAGTCCAATCGGTTGACACTTTTCTTACTTTTATCAATGGATACCTCCTTGATTTTTGGTGTTATTAGTGTCCCAAATTCGACCATATTTGGGTTCAGGCTGGTCCAAATGTAATCATAGTATGCAAGCTTTGCAACTAGATTATATATTTGTGCCAATCCTAAAGAAACAATATGGTTCGTAGCAAATACTGTATGCTTCATCGAACATGGTGCTGGTGGGATTGTATGAGTTGGTACCCAAGTTTCTAAATAGTTGTCATGTCTTGTAGTCACTGTAACTAGTTCAACAGACGTTGCTCCCATTCTCAAGTCTAGAAAGAAATGAGGATTAGGTTGACTCTTCCACTTATTATAGACTAAAAGCCTTGATTCCATGTCATCTGTACAGACAATCATCTTAGGTTCAGCTACACTATCAGGTGAAAAGTTACTATTAGGAAGAAATTCTTGCCAATCTTCAGAATATTGTTGGAAAAGTCCTTGTGCGGCATCTGCCTTTGCATTTCCAGATTGTTCTAAAGGATAACAAGTAGTACTTAAATTATGGTCTTTGATGATGTCACTATCATAACCTATAACCTTACTCCATCCCATCATGGCTAATCCTTGTATTAAGAATGAACCTATACCACCTAATCCTACGATTGTTATGGTATTTAGGGATTCTAATCTTATTAAATCCTTATTTCTAAGGAATCTTGTTTTCATTTTATGACCCATTCAACAAACTCCTTTAGCATTGCGTGTGCTGTTTCTTCTGTTCCAAACATGGCAACATCTTTAATACGTGTTGATTCTTCTCTTAATTCTTTTTCTTGTTTCCATAATTCATTACTTTCATCTGCTCTTATACCTGTACGTATTCTTTTATAATCTTCAAATCCTATTAAAAGCTCTGTAAGACTTATATTTCCTAAAGAACCGTGATATCCATAAGTACCTTGACTATGTCCATCCAATATTCTATCTATTGCTGTACAAAACATATCTTTTGTAGGATAAGTGATTTTTCCTTCTATTAGTCCTTCTTGTGCCATCTGTTTATCGTATAAATCTGCTACTTTTGGTATTTCTTCAATCTTCTGTAAAGTAATCTCGTCGATTCTATTACAGAAATACTTCTTTTGTGGTACGGTCATCATAAACGTACTCCTTTTTATGTATGTGTTAGGGGGAATTGTATTTATAAGAAAGAAATCAAGTGGTTAGTGTTACTATCCAGTTGAAAATTTAGGGCACTGCGGCGGCGTTACACTCGCTGTCTTAAGATTGGGATGCGACCAAATCTTAGAGCAACAGTGCCCTTAATCCAAATATACTAGTGTTTAGGGCATAAAGTCAAGTAAATGATTTATACGATACCACCTGTACTTAGAGTATCCATATAAGAATATGGGTCTATATTCGGACATTCTTTTCTTACTTCTTCAACAAAATCATGATGTGTAATACTACCTTCAACAAACCGTTCTGTAATTTCTTCCATCTTATCCTTTTCATCCTGTCCGACTGTTGTTTGACGGTCCCAAGAGTATTGTGGAATTAGAGTAGTTTGTTTTTTTTCGGGTTTAGTTTCATCTATTTTGTCTTTATACATAGTGGAATTATACCCATAGCCATAATAACCGCCATGTACAAAACCGGGTGAAGGAACTATTGTCATTTGGTTATTACTATTAACGTAAGACACAGCATCTTTCTTCTTAACCTTTTCTATGTATGATGCTTCTTTTTTCCATTCTTTAGGAACTTCGAAAGCACTAACTTGTTGTTCTACTTCACCATCAATGAGATTTGTATAACCAAATCTATCTCGGTATGTTAAGCAACAATCATATGGGTCATTAGCTGAGGCTA